TTTAGACAGCACACCAGTAATGTTTAAAGTACCAGCACTACCACTTCCCCACTTAACACCATTTAACAAGTCAGAAAAGTAGATCGTTGTTTTGTTTGTTGTAGTATCAGCAGCCCACAAACGACCATAAGCAGACAGTACAATATCAGCATTTGGTGCTGTACCATTGTAGTCTGCATGTTGATCTATGCTCTTAAATTCATCAGCCGTTGTTTCGTTAGTATAGTACAGTGGCTTATAACCACGCTGAAAAAAGTATGCTCTATCGTTTAGTGTAACGGCTTGCCAGTTACCATCTGATATAGTATCAGTAGTAGTTGGTGTGATTGTTGATAGTGTTGTAAAGCCTTTATAAAAGGTATCTTCAGACCAAGAAAGAAAAGTATTTATTCCAAGAACATCTAAAAACGTATGTATTCCTTTTAGGTTTACACCTGTACCACCTGTAGTAGTACGATAGAACCAACCTTCTCTTGCACCAAGCCTACCAAACTCATCAATAACACAGTTGTCTGCCTCAAGAGCAAAACTAGGATCATTAGCAACACTGGACTCTTGGGTATTTAATCCTAAGAATGCTGGTGCTACTAACGATGATGTAATTAGTTCTTTTGCCATTAGGACGTACTCACTACAAAGCTCGTTTCTTCAAGTGTCAAAATACAGGACACCCCTGTAGTATCAGCTTGTGCCTCAATGGTATAACCAGGTTCAAGCATGACATAAATACCAGCCTGTCCAAACTGAATGTAATCACCAGAGTGAAGAGACTTAGCACCAAGAACAGTAATAGTATCGTCATTAACAATACGAATACCAACATCACTAATAGTTGATCCTGTGCCATTACTAACAAAAGCTAATACCCACTTTGCTCTTGTGTTTGCAGGTACTGTATAAATAGTAGCCCAGCTTGTAGCTAGGTTTTCTACCAATACTGTCTTAGACTTCATAGAACAATGTCTCCTCTGGGTGCTTAATTGCATCTAGTGCAATAGCATCATCAAGGGCATTCTTAGCTCTAGCATAAGCAGACACAGGATTCATACCACCATCTTCACCACGTTCTTCTACAGCAAGAGCATAAGCAAGCATCTCAATAGGAAGTGTTGGTATATTAAATGTTGTTGAATCGCTTTCTAGTTCAGGTGTACGAAGAATACAGTTAAAGCGTAGATCGTATGCTCCGTCTGGTTTTGGATAGATATCAACCTGTGTATCACCATTAGCATCAATACCATTGAAGCTGTAGTCTGTTGGTGATCCTGTTTGTGGTGTACCAACCAGATAGTACCTTGTCATTTCATGTGCAGGAAGATACTTAAGAAATACATCGTTAGTATCGTTTAACACATCAAGAACAGTAATTTTATTTTTTGATCCTGTAAGTACGTAGTTAAAAACGCCTTCTTGTGTGGTTGCACTGAGCGTTGTACGCAAGCCAGACCAACTCCATGCGTTCTCTACTGTATCCTTAGCATCATTAATCAACACACCAATCAAGGTTGAGTATGATGATTCATTGACAGTACCTACAGTACGTTCTCTAAGGCGTTTAAGTACCTTATTAACCATTTCAAGATATGTCATTTGTCTACCTTGTGATTTAATTTATTTTCAATAGAATCTAACTTGGCGTAAAGTCGTTCCATAAACCTATTGAACTCATCTTTATTAACATAGTTACCAGCAACAAGGACTTCAATATGATTTACTTTCTCAACCAAATGCTCGTCTGCTTCTTGTAGGTCCTTTACTGCACCCCACATAACGCGAAGAAAGAAACCAAGCAAGCCACTAATCCCAGCAACTAACCAATTAAATAATTCTTGTTCCACTTGTTTCTCTCTTATGATCTTTTATAAAACAAAGCAATAACTGCACCACTGCCTCCTGCTGTAACCACTGCTGTGTTAATGCTCTCAAAAGAAATAAGCCCATGTTTTGACGTTACTGCTGGGGATGTGATGTCACCATCAGAGACAAAGATATGCTTACCTTGCAAGTCAGATAACGACTTTGATTCGTTTGCTTGCAATTCAAATACTTCACCATCCATGTAGTGACTGCCACCTTTAGGGCTTAGACAGTAATACTCAATGTCATCCGAGCCAGCAATTAAAACCGCCTTACCATAGGTCATATGATCTGCATTGCTGCCCATGTACATACGCTCACCACGGTTGTAGTCGCCAATATGATCCATGTTGGCAGCATAAAGTTTTGTTGTGCCGGAGTTATTCCAGTTAAGAGTGCAAAGTGAATCAGTAGGAATAGACGGGCTAAACGCATCGCCAAAACTGGGGGTACAGCGTGTGATAGTAAACCCGCCATCGGCGTGATTACATACTGGTTTGAATTTCCAATCAGCCATTACAGCACCACCTCAGAGTATTCTTCATTTCCTGATTCAGACTCACTCACAGCAGGCCATTCAACACCAATCATAGAATCAACATCTGAAGGAATAACCACAGCACTTGCTGCAATCTTTTCGTTCCATGCGTGTTGAGCAATGCCATCAGCGTTGATAATTGCTTTCCGCATATCAGCCTTAAATTTATCTACTGTAATGCTGCCGTTGGCGTAGTTAAGTATTAAGTCTTTATCAATCCCTAGCTGCTGAACATGGTGTGGTTTTAATCCCAATGAGTCATCAACAGGAATATAGGAAACACTTATTACACCTTTTTCCAAGCTGTAGC